GGCTACCAGTTAACCGTTGGCGTGCAGATCCTATGGCTAACGTAGCAGCATTTAATACAAACAATACAATTAACATTTATGAGAACATCCAACCAGGACGCACAGTTCAGGTCTGGTACACAACTACTGCTAATACACTCGATGCTAACACCGATGACTTTGCAGACGTAACAGGACTGCCTGATTCTTGCCGCGATGTAGTAACCCTCGGTGCATCATACAAGTTGCTCTCATATGTAGATTCAGGTCGTATCAATTTATCTTCAGCTGAGGCTGACTTGAACGATACAAAGATTCCTTCCAGTGCTGGCGTTGCTTCATCTCGTTACATCTTTGCACTCTACAACCAACGCTTGAACGAAGAGTCACTCAAACTACAAGACAAGTTCCCTATCCGTGTTCACTACACATCATAAGGCAGGCTAAATAATGACACGCAAATATAGTACAACAAGCACACAAACAGCGCTTGCTTCTACGATATCTAATAGTGCTACAACACTCACTGTTACAACAGGTACTGGTGCAGCGCTTATGGGTGGTGTAACACTTGCAGTTGGTAACGTAGATCAATTCCTCGTTGCCCTAGATGTTGATACTATCAATGAAGAGATTATAGCAGTTACTGGAATATCAGGCGATACTTTAACAGTAGTTAGAGGACAAGCTGGAACAAGCGCAATTACGCATACAGCAGGTGCAACAGTAAAGCACGTCTTTACCGGTGATGACGCAACCTTTTTTACAGCAGGAGTAGCAACAGCAGATGCAGCAATTCCTAAGTCAACCGTTACAACTAAAGGTGACATCATTGCAGCAACTGCATCGGCAACGGTGACTCGTGTTGGCCTTGGAACAAACGGATATGTCCTCACAGCAGATTCAACTCAAGCCGCTGGTATCAAATGGGCAGCTAGTGCTACAGAGATTCCATCTCAAACAGGCAATGGTGGAGAGTATCTTACAACTGATGGTTCTACTTTGTCTTGGAGTCCAATCAATGTTGTAATTAACGCCAAGACAGATAACTATACTTTGATTGCATCCGATGCTGGCAAGTTAATTACTATGACTTCATCTAGCAATAAAACTATTACAGTGCCTAACGGCATCTTTGCAGTAGGTCAACAGATTGCTATTGCAGGTCTTGGTACTGGGGTTGTCACTATTGACGATGACGGCACATCTGTTATATATGCTACACCTGGAACACTATTAAGAACACAGTATTCAACAGCAGCACTCGTTTGTATAGCGACTAACACATTCCTATTACTAGGAGATTTGGCGGTCTAATGTTAATTATAGGATCAGCGGCATCTGGCGGTAAAAAGCCAGGAACACCTACTATTGGTACAGCTACAGCTAGTGGCGGTACTGCAGTAACTGTTGCTTTTACAGCACCTACCTATACAGGTAAAGGTGGAACAGTTACCTATGTAGCTACATCTAGTCCTGGTTCAATTACTGGATCCTCAACAACTTCACCTATAACTGTATCTGGTTTAACTTCAGGAACAGCATATACATTTACAGTTGTAGCACAAACATCTTATGGTGTTAACTCAGATGCTTCTGCTGCATCAAATTCCGTAACACCTGCAGCAAATTATTCTTTGTATCAGACATTCAATACATCAGGCACATTTACTATGCCTAATACAGCAACACAAGTTGCGGTATTTATTGTTGGAGCTGGTGGTGGAGGAGGAGTTGGTGGAAACGTTGGTACCTATAGTACAAAATTTTCTGTTTATAATACAGGTGCAGGTGGCGGAGGTGGTGGCGCAGGCGGTGCATTAGCAGCAATACAAGATGTAAGTCTTACACCTGGTGCTAATTATTCTGTAACTGTCGGTGCAGGTGGAAATGGCGGAACAGTAAACTCAGCTCCATATTCTGGAAACGTGGGAGGAACAACTGCTTTTTCTAATTTTATTAGTGCTGCAGGTGGAAATGGCGGGCAAAGTAATTATGCTTCAAGAACTGGTTCGGGAGATAATGGTGGTACTGCAGGTACTATAACTGCAAATGTTTCTTACAATGTAACAAATCAAGATGGTGCACTTGGAGGAACTGCTCAATCAACTGCTGGAGATAGTAACAATACAGCTCGAAATCTTAGTATGACTTTAACAGGTTTGGGAACTGTTAATAAACAGGCAGGTTCTGCTGGTGCAGGTGGCGGTGGCGGTGCATCTGGACGAAATGGAGCAGGAGCAAATGCTGGAGGTTCTTCAAACAATGGCGGCGGTAGTGGCGGTACTGGTGGTAATGCTACTACAAATGCTGGTTTTGGTGGAACACCAGGTGCAGCTGCTAACATTATTGCAGGTGGTGGTGGCGGCGGTGGTGGCGCAGGAACTCCATCTACAGATGCTGGCAATGTTGGTAATGGTTCTACAGGTGGTGCAGCACTTGGTGGTCAAGTTGTTATCTATGTTAAGTGAGGAAAAATAAATATGCCAAATTGGGCTATTATAAAAGATAATAAAATTATAGATTGCATTATTGCCGATTCAAAAGAAATAGCGGAAGAAATTACAGGTCTTGAAGCTATTGACGATGAAGGTTGGATTAGTATAGGTTTTGAAAAATTTGAAGAAAGCTGGAGAAATCCATATCCTAATGACGGTAAAGAATATATTTGGAACATTGAATTAAAAGGATGGGAATTAGTTAATCCTGAAATTTAATATTCATAAATTTGTTTTCATACATTTTATAAATTCTTCAGTTCCAATCCAATTATATCCACCTTCTACTTGCCAAACTATATTTAATTTATTATTAAGACCGTATGAAATAAACCAACTTAATACTTTAGATGATACTACTCCACCAGCTTCTATTAAATTTAAGTATTTATGTCCATTTTTTTCTCTATAGTCAATAATAACATTAGAAAAATCTGGTTTTAACCATTCAGGAATTGATTCTTCTGTAAGCCAACCACATTTATAAGTTACACAAGGTTCTTTAGGACGTTTAGCATAAATAGTACAACCTTTACCAATAGCAATAAAGTGACAAGGCTTTCCTGGATAAAAGGAATACCCAAGGGCTTCTCCTGAAAGATATCCTTCACAACATTTAGTACAAGATCCGCATTCTCTTTTCATAATAGTATGTTATCATAGAATAGAGAGAAGGTGGCAGATGACACAAATAATTTTTACTAATACATTAAATGTTCCAGACGAATACAAACCTAAACCAGCTACTGCTTCAGTGCCTGAATGGTATAAAGAATTGCCATCATATATGAATGGCGAAAAAAAACCTACTGGAAATGGAAACACTACAGGAACTATTAAACGTTGTATGCCCGTATTTGATGCCATTACTAATGGGTACATTATATACACATACACCGATATATGGATATCTCAAAAGGATGAAATGCCTTGGTATGAATGGCCTTCATTTGAACCTATTCAATGGCATCCAGTAGAGCAAGCACCTAATCATCCTAACAGAAATGGTCACCAAACATCATATCCTAAATGGATAAATCCTTGGTCTATTCAAACACCACCAGGATATTCAACATTATTTATACAACCTATGCACCGTGAATCTGTATTTACAATTCTTCCAGGAATAGTAGATACAGATCAATACAATTCACCAGTTAATTTTCCTTTTGTTCTTAATAATATCCAATATGAAGGATTGATACCCGCTGGTACACCAATGGCTCAAGTAATTCCATTCAAACGTGAGTCGTGGGAAATGAGTATTGGTACTCAAGAAGATTTTGAAAAACAAAACAAAACAACTATAAGACTTCGCACGCGATTCTTTGATTCTTATAAGTCACAATTTAGGCAACCGAAGGAATATAAATAAGGGAGAATAAATGCCATACGGCGACGACATCTCAGAGGGATTACCATTTGTACTATCTAATCCTTCTGGAGCTACATATACAGCAACAGGTTATGCCTATGATGTAGCAATCGCTGGATTGCCATTCTTCATTGCAGCCTCCGATGACAACCCTTACCGTCGAGTTACAGCTCAGTATCGTAAGCAACAGATTGACCAGAGCCGTGAACCAGGTGAGCAGACACTTACCGGTTGGTGGCTACGATCACAGTCATCGTTTCACTATGGTCAAGGTATCAAGTTCTTTGAGCCTATCCAAGATGAGTCACTTCGCTTTCAGTACACAGAGTCCAAAGGACTAGATGTCTGGACTAAGGGACAGGCGACACTGCTTAAATCTTGCGATAATCAACATATCACAACTGGTGGTATTCGTACTGATGGTCGTCCTTGGCAGACAATGCGTTCTATTCAATGGGACAAAAACAGTAATACCTATAACGGCGTGCTTATGGTTGATGAATATGATGCCGATAAAGTATTTCCTGCCATTACTGTATCTATTAACAATAAGGCACTGACATCTAACGTAGCAACGCTGACTACAACAGCAGCACACGGTCTCTGTACTGGTATGGAAATTGTTATTACTGGTGTGGATGCAACCTTTAACGGTACATATACTATTACTGGCGTACCAACTACTACTACATTTACTTATGCAAAGACTGCTTCTAATGTAACATCTACAGCAGTCTCACCTGTTGGTACAGGGGTCGCTGAGGTTATCCATTTCATTGACTATAACTCTGGTACTGATTATCCAGTACAAGCTCTATGTGATGACGGTACCTATGCATATTGGGTTACTAACGTACTCAATGCCGGTACTCCACGACTTAGAGTATACAAGAAGTTGCTATCTGATGATGCTTCAGTATCTCCTACTTTAATGATTACTGAAAATAGTATTACTGTAACAAATGCAGTCATTGAGTACACCAAAGAACGTATCATTATGTGTGTCAATGACAAGGTCTATGAGTTCTCATCTACTGCTACATCACTACCTGCTGCAGTTTATTCACACAATGATCCAGAACATATCTTTACTAGTATTACATCTTCAGGAGCTGCCATCTATATCTCGGGATATAGTGGCATCCAATCTAATATTTACAAGTTCACACTGACTACAGCAGGTGCTATGCCTACGCTGACATCTGCAATTACTGCAGCTGAACTACCAGTAGGTGAAGTGGTTTATAAGATTTCATACTACCTAGACTATATGGCTATTGGTACTAACCAAGGCGTGCGTATTGCACAACTATCTAGCACTGATGGCTCTATTGCCTACGGTCCACTAACTACTGAGACAACACAACCAGTCTATGACTTTGCTTTCCGTGATAGATATATCTGGGCAGCAACAGGAGTTGATGGTCAAGTTGGTGTTACTCGCATTGATTTAGGTCAAGCAGTAGGCACTGGAGTATTTGCTTACGCATTTGACCTATACGATCCAACCGATACCTTAGGTCACTATACAACAGCGTGTGCCTTTATAGGTAATACAGACAGATTAGCATTTTGTAATGCTGGAGATGGTGTAGATGGAACAATATATGTTGAGTCATTATCTACACTGTTGCCGGAAGGATACCTACGTACAGGTTACGTGCGTTATAATACTCTTGAACTTAAAATCTTTAAGATGCTTCAGGCTCGCGTTGACACTACCAATGGTGCTCTAAGTATTTATTCTATTGACTCAGAAGATAACTCATACAACATAGGAATCTTCGGTCAAGGAACTCAAGTAGCTGAAGTCAATGTTAACTCTCCAGCAACAGCTCAAGAATATCTAGGCTTCAAGTTTGTACTCAGCCGTTCAACAACTGATGTTGCACAAGGTCCACTATTTACTGGCTACCAGATTAAGGCTCTGCCTGCTATTCCACGTCAGCGTCTTATCCAGTATCCACTCTTCTGCTTTGACCACGAATCCGATAAGTTCGGTAACGAAGTAGGTTTTGAAGGTTCGGCATATGCTCGTATGTCTCAACTAGAAGCAGTAGAAAACCTTGGAGATACTATCCAGGTACAAGATTTCAGAACCGGTGAATCATATATCGGTCTGATAGAAGAGATGGACTTCAACAACAAGACACCAGAAGACAAGAGATTCTCCGGATACGGCGGTTATCTCACAGTCACAATCAGAACGGTATAACAGATGAGTGCTAATGAGTGGGCGGGTATAGCGGTAGCGGCCATTGCAGTAATTACTGGCTTTGCCGGTGCTGTCAGATGGCTTGTCAAGCATTACCTCTATGAACTTAAACCCAATTCTGGATCGAGTCTCAAAGACTCCGTCATTAGGCTTGAGGAAAAAGTTGAAATTCTTTATCAGATGATGATTCAAAAGAAATGAGTAATGATGATTCCACTTGCAAAGAAGGCAACACCTGCTGCGATAGCTGTGCTCCGACAAGCCACAGCGATATGGCCGAAGAGGATGAAAGCATCCGATGGGCTGCTCCCATCTAAGGCACACGTCAATCAGAATCCTAACTCAGACCACAACTCAGGTCACGCAGTAGATTTAACACACGATCCAATCGCTGGAGTTAACTGCTCTGTTATTTATTCAGAGTTACAGAAAGATGAGCGAGTCGAGTACTTGATTTTCAAAGGAAAGATTTGGTCAAAGATTAAGGGCGAACATATTTACACTGGCCCTAATAAGCACAACAAGCACCTGCATATCTCTATTAAGAAGCAGTGTGCAAACGATACTTCTTCTTGGTTTCCTTGGATGCCAGAGCCATCGCCGATAAATAAGGTAAAGGCTAAGGTCTCTAAGGTAAAGGCTAAGAAGAAAGAACCAACAAGTCCAAAGGAGAACTAATGGATATCAAGAAACTCAAAGCAATCGGTGCTACATATCTACGTGCCGGTATTGCTGCAGCCATTGCACTATGGCTATCAGGCGAAACAGATCTCAAGACAATCGGATTAGCAGCTCTCGCTGCTGTCGCAGGTCCTGTGCTTAAAGCACTCGACCCAAATGCTACAGAGTTTGGTCGTGGGTCTAAGTAACCCATACTAGCGCGAGGCAATGAGACGGCTCCACCCCTTCGGGGGTGGGGCCTCTTTTTTTGTCTCTAAAAATAGTGGGCAGTTTTGCCTCATACCCAGGAGCAGCACTCGACAGACCATCTGGATCTGTCTGGCTAAAAAATACCAGAGTTACTATCTCCTGACAAGTGGGTCTTTAATCTATGACAGTTAGCGCAGAGAGTCTGTAAGTTAGCAATGTCATTGTTCCAACGATCACCGTCTATGTGGTCTACATCTAGTTGAGATGCGTGTACTGGTATGAACCCACACTTCTCACAAGTGTCTTTCTTGTGGACCGCATACGGATACTGTGACTTGATTATGTTTCTTTTGTATACAGTATTACATCTGTAACGACTATTCAGTGGATGCTTCGCATCTCTAAGTTTTATTTTGGTTGGGCCACAGACAGAGCAAATGGCAGTACGTTCTGCTTCGTTATGCTCAGTGAGCTTGTGGTCCATCTTTATCCACAGGACAGGGTACGACAACAAGATTTCCGCAGTTGACGCAGGTTGCGTCTAAGAAATACCAGCTGAGTTCAAAGTCCTCAAAGGACGCCATAACGTTAAAGACCTGAGAGCCACACGGAC